TCTTCATACGCTGTTATGGATTCCGGTTGGAAGTATATGTATAACAGATACAGCGACAAATATCGTTGGGTACCTTTAAACGGTGACGTTGCAGGTCTTTGTGCTAGAACAGATGATATTGCAGATCCTTGGTTTTCACCTGCAGGGTATAACAGAGGTCAAATTAAAAATGTTGTTAAATTGGCTTACTCACCCAACAAAGCAGATAGAGATACTCTTTACAAGAAGGGCGTTAACCCAGTAGTTGGCTTCCCTGGTAACGGTATTGTATTGTTCGGCGACAAAACAATGATAGGAAAAGCAAGTGCTTTTGACCGTATCAATGTTCGCAGACTTTTCATTACACTTGAAAAAGCTATTAGTACAGCTGCCAAGTTCCAATTGTTTGAATTCAACGATGCCTTCACAAGAGCGCAGTTTAGAAACTTAGTAGAACCTTTCTTGCGTGATGTTCAAGGTCGCAGAGGAATATACGACTTCCGAGTTGTATGTGATGAAACAAACAACACCGGACAAGTAATAGACTCTAATTCTTTTGTTGCGGATATCTTCATCAAACCTGCCAAAGCTATTAACTACATTACACTTAACTTTGTAGCTACTAGAACAGGCATCAGTTTTGAAGAGATTGGTATTTAAGTATAAATAAAAGTAAACAGGAGAATATTTAAATGAATATTAACGAATTTAAAGCAAGACTAGGTACTGGTGGGGCTCGCCCTAATCAGTTTAGAGTTCTGCTTGGATTTCCTAATTATGTTACTGCTCAAGGTACCGATCCTTCTTTTAGCTTACTGGTAACGGGTGCTGCTTTACCAGCATCCACAGTAAACCCTACGGTCATTCAGTATAGAGGTCGTGAGGTTAAAATGGCAGGGGAAAGAATTTTCGATCCTTGGACAATTACAATAGTAAATGATTCCAAACAGTCATTAAGAAGAGCCTTTGAGCAGTGGATGGAAGGTATGAACGGTAAAGCCAACAATCAAGGTAGGCTGAACCCGAATGAATACCAAGCAGACGTTGTTGTTGAACATTTAGACAGAAATGATAAAGTATTGCCAGGTGGTACTTATACTTTACGTGACGCATTTCCAATACAAATGAGTGAGATTGCATTAGCATATTCGCAAAACGATATTTTGGAAGAGTTCACTGTGACCTTCCAGTATCAACATTATGACGTAATTTAAGTCATAATTCGGGATAATATAATATGAATATTTTTGGGTTTGAAATAACTCGAGGAAAAACGCCACAAAGTGAGAAGTCCTTTGTGGCGCCTTCGGATGAAGGTGGCGTTGAAAGTATTAGAGCGGGTGGGTATTACGGTACCTATCTAGATATTGAAGGCGTTGCCAACACCGAAGCCGAGTTAATTAAGCGTTACAGAGACATTGCCATGATGGCTGATGTTGATGCCGCTATTGAAGATATTGTAAATGATTCAATAGCAAATTTAGATGATGAAGCTGCACTAACATTAGATTTGGATAACACAGGGTTATCCAGCTCAGTTAAGAAGCAGATAACAGGAGAGTTTGAGTATATTTTACGTCTTTTAGACTTTAATAATAGATCTCAGGATTACTTTAGGCGTTGGTACATAGACGGAAGAATGTATTTTCATAAAGTAATTGATACTGAAAAACCTAAAGAAGGTATAAAAGATGTAAGATATATTGACCCACGTAAAATTACAAAGGTCAAAGAAATAAAGAAAGAAAAGAACACACATGGTGTTTCTTTCGTTAAAAGTGTAGACGAATTTTTTATATTTAATGAAAAGGGGTTAGCCACCAGGCCCGGACAGTATAAAGCATCTGATTCAGACAACGGTTTGAAAGTTACTAAAGATGCTATAGTTTATTGTCCAAGTGGATTAATAGACATGGATAAGAATATTCCCGTGTCTTACTTACATAAAGCCATACGCCCAGCTAACCAACTTAGAATGATGGAGAACGCAGCGGTCATTTACCGCATAACACGCGCTCCGGAACGTAGAATTTTTTATCTTGATGTTGGCAACTTACCTAGTGGTAGAGCCGAACAATACTTAAAAGATGTCATGGATAGATATCGTAACAAGTTGGTGTATGATGCTAACACAGGAGAAATCAGGGACGATAAAAAGTTTATGTCCATGTTGGAGGACTTTTGGCTTCCGCGCAGAGAAGGTAGTCAGGGTACACAAATTGACACACTGCCAGCAGGACAGAACTTAGGACAAATAGAAGATATAGTATACTTTCAAAAGAAACTATATCAGGCTTTGAATGTTCCTGTATCAAGATTAGAACAGCAAGCGGGTCTAAACTTTGGCCGAGCAGCTGAGATTAACAGAGACGAATTAAAGTTTACTAAATTTGTTTCTAAATTAAGAAGAAAGTTCTCTGCTATATTTGATGATCTTCTTAAAACACAGTTAGTATTGAAAAATATTATCACTGAAGATGATTGGAAGGATATTAGAGAAAACATTGTATACAGGTATGCACAAGATGCTTACTATACAGAATCAAAGAATCAAGAGATTCTTAGAAGTAGAATAGAAGTTTTACAAGGTGCGTCATCTTATATTGGTTCATTGTTTAGCAAACAGTATGTACAGAAAGAAATACTCATGCTTAAAGATGAAGAAATAGAAGAAATAAATATGCAATTGCAGTTAGAAGAACCTTTTATGACGCAAGACCAAGAACATGACATGGCAATGCAGCAACAAGCTGCCGGTGAAGATACAGGAGAACAATGATGGACAGAGAAGCAGCAATTAGAGACATGATGCAAAGTATGGCTGGTGGTAAAGCTAGTGAAGTCCAAGATAAGTTTAATGCTATCATGCAAGCAAGAGCAGGCGAAGCTCTCAGTGATTATAGGCAAGAGCTTGCGAAAAGTGTTTTTAAAAATCCAGATTTAGAAGCTATGGGTTTGGCAGATGGTGAAGATCACGTAATTGAGGTAGACCCTGCCGCCGAGCCTGAAACAGTTGAAACGGGAGACGATAATGAAGACGTTTAAACAATTCAGAGAAGGCGTTGAGGTAGATATCCAAGAGGCGCCAATGGATGGAGTCGAAAAAGGCTCATTAGAAGGCGACAAACATATGTGTGCAACCAAAATCTTTAAAGAAGGTTTCGGTGAAGGTACACCAATCACAGGCGAACACGCCACTCCAGACGATGAAGGAAATGTTGCTTGGTACAAGGTTATGTTTGAGCATGGTATCGAACAGGTTGAGATTTCAGAAGAAGGTGTACAAGTCCTTACACAAGAATCTCACATGAACCATAAGAAGAAAAAGTAAACGGAGAAAATAGATGGCATTCGCTAGTTCTAATTTAAAGTTGACACAAGTTCAGGCCGTAGTACGAGTCAGCGGAACTGGTGGAGATAGTGGCTCTATTGATCTTGATGTTGACTTACTAAAAGCCTCTGAGACTGTGAGCAGCCCTTTAGTAAATATTTCAAAAGTACATTGGTATTGTGATAAAACCGCAACCGTAACTATTAGCCGTAACGGTGTAGATATTATGTATGTACACGGAGACGGTTTCACTGATTGGTATGGCTTCTCTGAGAATACAGAGAACGATCAAGACATAGATATTAGTATTTCAAACGGTGATGCAGTTGTTATCCTTGAGCTGTCTAAAGTTGACGGTTACGGCCCAGTACAACACCAAGGCGCTGAC